CGTAAACGTGTTTGTTTCGGCCGGAGAAGATTTTGAGGTAGCCAATCCACATGATTCTGATATTCAGAATTTGTCTTGGTTTGCCCCACAAGCTGGCGAGTACACACCCCAATCGGGAGAGGTGTCTCAACCAGATGCGGATCTTACTCCAGAAGAGTCAGCCCCAATGAAGCCTGAACCCACGGAAACGTTGGGTCCAGAACTGACATCAGCGGATCATACGCTTGATGTATTCTTTGGAGATCCCATTGTGTCTTTTAGACAATGCTTGAAGCGATATAACTATTTACATTCGCTCGCATTTCTAGACACCACCGGATTTAACATATGGGTACTCAGCGATTTTCCGATGTATCGAGGTTTTGCTCCAGGAGCTGAACACAAAGCAAAATCACCCGTCGATCCCACCCCCTACAACTATGCCAAGATGACGCTGTTGAACTACGTTACACCAGCGTTTACTTGCCGAAGGGGTGGAATGCGATGGAAATACATGTACAATGGAAATGCCTCTAATGGCGCCAATACAATTGGGTATATGGGTGTTGAGAGGGATCCTTCCACTGGATTTGTATATCGCCAGTCCAATGTGCCGGCTTTACCGATAAGTACTTCTACTGTTTCGGAAAGGGTAGCTAATGAACTTTCGACCGGCGGATCTGGATGGCCCGGGTTACATGTAACCCCCGTCAAACAGAATGCCGTTTTGGAAGTTGAGATACCCTTCTATTCAGAAGAACGTTTTCTTCCGGGAAAGAAGGCCAATGTCACTGGCACGGGCAGCAGAAATTTCTTTCACGATCTGACTTGTTACATTGATGCGCGAGGCGCAGCTGATGCCGCATCAATTCGAGCTTATTGTAGCGTCGCTGAAGATTTTACCCTCGGGTTCTTCACTGGCGCACCCGTTGCATATATGCAACAAAATCCGGCACCTAGTGCCACTTAAAATCCACACGGTGGCCGTGTGGTAGGTATGCAATTAGACAATTGAGTCTTCTAATGCGATAACCTTCGAGCTGAACGCTCTAGAAAACTATGACCTTGGTTTTCAACCCATTTGGAGCGTTCATCGCTCCCTATGGGCACAATTTTCCCAAGGCCACAAGTTTCTACAGTTGTACTACTCGAAAATTCGAGAGAGAAGAGTTTACTAAAGGTTTTAACATCTTTTATCC